CAACCAATCGATTATGAGCCGACTGCTCTGACCATTGAGCTACCACCCCTAAAAATTATTTAAAGAACTGTATTGCGCCGTATATGGTGAAGAACCAAAAAGTGCAAAACACAGATAGTACTACTACACTGTAAAAAATATTAGTCAACAGTTTCATCTGGAAAAAACAGCATTCCATTCTTCATCAGTAGATCCAGTGATGAGAAATTCTCGCTCACTTGGAGATAAGTTAGGTAAAGCAGACTGTATTGTTGCTCCTGACTTTTCCCAATACATTAACTCTTCGTTTGTTACCGGTATATCTAATGTATGGGTTTTTCCAGTTAACTGGGAGGTTTTTGTTATTAGCATTGTTATAAGGTATGTGTTTTTAGTTTTTGTAGCCGAAGTCTTCTGTTTTGTAGAACAGGTTCTATGGCACACTTTTGCCATTCTTTTAAGAATAGAATGTATCCATGCTCCATAGGATAGCTCATAGAAGTAGCGTAAGTTGTACTCAACGGTACATAGTTATGCCACATATAGCCACCGTATATAACGACCCAAGAAGCTTCTTTTTTAGTCATTCTTACAGAAGCTAATATAACGTGCGCATCTGCAACGTAGCGACCAGCTTCCATTAATTTATATAGGTAAGGTTTGTCTATCTCAGTTATTTTAAACTTTAACTTTCTGAGATGTTTCAACATTACTTTTGGTGGCATTCCTGCCTCATCTCTATAACGTCTTCTTAGAACTTCTGGGTTTTCTCCTGTCAATAGACTAATAGCTGAGTACGCACACCCAGCTAATTTAAACAACGGATCGGAGAAGAAATGAAATTTGACTGAATCAACAGCCGAAGATTTCATGCTGCACTTCTACCGTATCCAGGAATACCAATCGATGTTGGTGCTTTGTCTTTTTTGACTGCAGGTTTTTTAGCTGCTTTTTTAGGAGCTGCTTTAATTGCTGCTTTTTTAGGTGCGGCTTTTTTTGTGGGTTTTTTACTAGGCATATTGTTGTGTTTGTTTAGGTTTATGTTGGTGCTGGATACAGGAATCGAACCTGTGCTCGGCCCTCATCTAGGGCACACGGCTTATAAGACCGTCGGTGCTTCCAGTTACACTAATCCAGCTATATCACCGCTACCTCGCATAGACTCGAACTATGACAAAGAGTGCCAAAAACTCTTGTGCTACCATTACACCACGAGGTAAAAAAGAAGGCGAGAAATACCTCCCTATCTAATAATTATACCTTAAAAGTAGGGGCTATACTCAAGGGGGGTATTATTGTTTTTTCCCTCCAGCATAGCTGTATATTATTTCAGATATTCCTTCATCGTCGACTATAAAACAGCTCTGCTTTGCTCTGCTGTTTAATCCCATCGATTCAGAATACTTGTCACCCTCAACAATAGTGCTGAGCATGTAGTGTTCAAACTCGGCATATTCTTTTGCCTCCCAGTGATGCTGATCAGCAGTGAGTAACACTTTTGATTTTACATTCATGAGAGCTTCGGGATTAGCTAGGAACAAGTTTGCTATATAACTCTCACGAGCTTTTCCATTAGCAGGTAGATGACCTTTATATTCTGCACTATATCCATGAGAAATAATGAATAGAGTATTGTTTACTTTGAATAGTCCATGATCAGATTGAAACACTTCAAACTCAATACGCTTTTCTTTTCTGAAGTATGCCTGCAATGCACGGAACAAGACATAATCACCAAAGTCATTATGATTGCCTTTAACACTTTTAACTTTAACTTTGGGGAAAAGTTCCAGCATTCTTCCAACAAACTTTGTTAGTGTATCGAAAGCAGCATTGAATTGTTCTTCCTTGATGCAGTCGTGACTCAACAAGGTTCCTTTGGTGGTGAAGCCTTGACCAGTTGTATGTAATATATCGCCTAATGACGTTATAATACATTCATTGAAGTTATAGGTACGGTTGTCTAGAAACTCCCCGATATCTTCGGAGTATTTTTCAATGCTCCTAATAATATCTTCTGTGCTGGAGCCCTTGTTACGAAAAGAGCTATCTGGACTGGCGTATGTTCCGAAGTGGATGTCCGACAAGCCTACAACGATAGCTTTATTACCGACTTTCTTTTTACGGTTTATTTGTTTGATTGGATCGTATTTCGGAGGAGCCCAAGATTTTAATAAAGAATCGAAGGGATTAAACGTTCCCTCGATGAAGTCATACCATTTACTAGCTGCTTCTTCGGTATCTTTCCAGCTACGTTTCTGGACTTTTTGATACAGTTGGAACTTCTTTTTCTCTAAAATATCATCGGCTAGCTGATCGATATTTTTTGATATAAGTTCTTCTTTGGTAATGGGTTCTGAGTTATGTGTAATATCTAAAATCTCACGCAACTCATTGAAATAAGCTTTGGGAATTTGGTAATTTCTACAAATTTCATTTACCGAACTCGGGCTCTTATACCAGTTGGAGTAATTATCGATTATTCCGCGAACAGTATTTCCTGGAAGCACAATGAAGTCATTGGCTGCCTTGAGGTAGAAAACATATTTGTCGTCGTCTTTATTGTAGACATATTTTTCTGCAAACTTTAAGTTTTCTGTCCAGTTATATTCATCTTCTGGAAGATCTGCTATGAAGCGGTCAACCTTGGCTTCAAAATCTCTCTCGTTTTTAGCTGCGCGGAATACTTCAACAACACGATCAGCTTCTTTTACTTGGTATCCTTTTTTGAGAAGGAAGCTTTTAGCTCCTTTTTTCTGTTCTTTTAGCTTTGTTAATTTTGAGAATAATTCTGTTGTATTCATTTTTTATTTTTTAAAACTTCGCTAAATTTATTAGTTAATATTTGTAAATAACTTATAATTAAATATTTATAATAAAATTAGATCGAGTTTAATTTTCCTAGTTGTGATAAAATTGTACAGCGTAACGTCCTTTATTTTCATCAGAAACTTCTTTGATGATTAGGTTGGTTTTACGCAAATCTAATTTGTTCACTGATTTGAAAAATACTTTCTTTTCGGGTGTTGTCAAATTCAAAATCTCACGCTGCAAATATTTTTTCTTACCGTGATCGGTGAAATACACTCTACCATCGGGAAGAATACGCAATCTACATTTATGGTATTTAAGGTAATCCTCTAGATCTACTAGAATACCTATTCTTCGTTTGTTGTTTTTTTTAGCTATGTACAACTTGGAACTCATTTGAGGCTGTAACCATATAAGATACTTCTTTGAGTGGGTTAGGTCAACTAGTTTCAAAAAATAATTTGACTTGGTGATGCTGTAGGCTAAAGTACAAAACAATTATGGAAGCTATGAACTTAAGAACAGGAGATCTAGTTATAGGCACGAGAGATCCCTCAAAATCAGTCTATAGTGCCGAAGGTAGGAAGTTAGTTGATGGTGGCGTGGCTATTGTGGGAGATGAAGAAGATATTCAAGAACTGCAGCAGCAAATTAAAAAAGCCGCCAAGCAGTCAGGACAACAAATAGTGGAAGAAAAGAAACCGAGAAAAAAGGCTATTAAAAAATCAAATAAAGTGACTAAGTATATTCCGGTAGCTGAAGAATCTCCTAACTATTTATCTGACATGTCAGAGACTGTAGTAGAAAACTCTTACACTGTGGAAGAAAAGATTAAGCCACAACAAGTATATTTTGAAAATGCTTTTGGTAAAATACGGTCGGCAGTAGAACGAGTTATTGAACATGACTTGGCTTTCATGCTCCTCTTTTCCAGTGAAGATGAAATTGTGTTTGAACCTAAAATAAGTGAAACTTTAGATTTTACTTATAATAAAGCGAGTTATTCTGTATACTATCCAGGAGTTATATTTGATTGGACGGATGGAGTAAAAAAAGCTATGATACTCTTTAAAGTACCTGAAGAAAATGAATAAATACGGAATGGTTACAACAGAGTCTCGAAGCGATTTTGACGCTACAAAAAAAGCTGAGTTTTATGATGAGGATGGTTTTGAGATAGCTGATAAAGAACACAAAGACGAATTAAAAAATCCTAAAAAGATAAGCGAATTGTTCGAGAAAAAAGATTGAACATTATTTTATTATCGCTATCTAACAACCACCAAAAATGATTAATCCTAACGAACCACAAGCATTTCTTCAAACCGGATTAGGCAAGAACGATCGCTACAGCAATCCCTTCTATAATATTCCATTGCAATACATGCCATTGAATATTGATGGTATGCTGCTCTGGTCGGAGCATTTTCTTTTTCGTAACGGTTTTTACAAGCAGGCATTAAATAGAATTGCTAACTATTTTATAACTTCACTTAGTGTAGAGTGTGATGATTCTGAAGCTAAAGAAAAATATAAGGAAGTATTTGATGAATTAAAATGGCGACAGATATTGAGTGTTGCTGGATTAAATTTGCTGGCGTTTGGGAATGAATTTTTAACAGTCAATCAAGGTTTCACACGTAACTTGAGTTGCCCTAAATGCGGTAGAGTAGATAATATAGATAAACTCAACAATTTTGAATTTAATAAAGGCAAATATATCAAAGCTTGTTTAAAATGTGGTTACAAGGGGGAGCATGCAGTTATAGACAAACCTTCCAACGACATAAATAAAATTCATATTGTACACTGGCCAGCTAAAGAAATTAAAATTCGTTATGAAGACACTACTGGAGAATACGAATATTTTTGGGATATTCCTCAGCAATACATTAAAAAAGTAACTACTAAAAATAATAAGTTTTACAGTAAAAAAACTCCTAAAGTTATTTATGACTGCATATTCGATAAGAAAATGCTGTCGTTTAATACCAAAAATTTTCTACATCTTAAATTGGAGACTCCTACCACTTTGAGAACTGACGGTAAAGCTATCCCCCCATGCATGTTTATATTTGAAGATCTTTTCATGCTTCAAACCTTGAAAAAGTATAATGAAGTTATTTGCTATGAAGACATAGCTCCATTTAGAGTTATATCGATGAGTCCTGAAAGCAATTCAGCGGCTAATCCAATTTTACACCAAAACGGCGGTATTTGGGCAGCTTCTGTGGACGAAATGATTGAGGAACACCGGAAAGACCCTGGAGCTTACCACAAATTCCCATTTCCAATTAATTATCAACAATTGGGTGGTGAAGGTAAAAATTTAGCTCCTGTGGAATTGATGGAAAATTATAAAAATAATATTTTAAATGCTTTAGATATTCCTGTAGAGTTGTTTCAGATGTCGCTCAAAGCCGAAGCCGCTGGCCCAGCATTGAGATTGTTTGAAAATTCGTGGAATGTTATACCAAATAATTATAATATATTATTGAATCATCTGGCAGATGTCATTAGTAAAATTTTGTCTCTGCCTAAAGCAAAAGTAGGTTTGGTACCTATCACATTTTCTGACGATATCGAGCGTAAATCAGTTATTGGACAATTGGTTTCTGCTAACGCCATCGCAAGATCAGAACTTCTTAATCTGTACAATTTTGATTACGAGGATCAACTTAGAAAGAAGACTGAAGAGGACCGTATTGCTAAAGATATTCAAGTTGAAGAACAAGAAAAAGATGAGTTTGCTCAATTAAATAATGCAAATATTTATGATGTCATGAGTGCTAATCAGCCTCAGGGAGCAGCTGGTCCTGCCACCCCTCAGGATGCCCTGCAGCAAGCCCAGGACATCGCACAGCAGCTGTTCCCTCTAGATGGGGCTCAGCGTAGATCAAAGTTGCAAGAAATAAAAGCAACAGACCAAGCTCTATATGCGACTGTTAAATCTCAATTAGAGCAAATGACTTCACAAGCACGTAGTCAGGGACTAGAACAAAGTAAACAACCAGCTCAATAATAAAATATGTCTAAAAAAATCTATAAATGTATTGTAAGTGGAAAAGAAATTCCACAAGAACGTGTAGACGCTTTAAAAATGTTGGGAGTACCTGAAAATCAATGGACTTGTGTTGAAAATTCATTCACAAAGCCTAAACAAGGAATCTTTATGGGGGAGGTAGGTGGGAGTGAAATGCGTGTGGTAGACAAAGTTTATAATGATTCCGTTAGAGCTGTATTCAAAAATGCAGATAGAGAGACGCAGGAAGAAATTGAGGAAGGCGAATTGGACACTGAAAAAACTAAGTTTTATTCAGACCGTGAAATAAATTATTACATTCAGGACGACGAAGATATCACAGAAGAAAAGTTGCCTATTGTAAAAAAGTTAGATAATTAAGCTTATAAATTGACTATAGGCCTACTAATTTATAGAATAGTCACATGGCTGATAGTGCTTTTTTATCTAGATTACCTGTAAAGGGTGCAGTTTTCCAGAGTGCTGGTCCTGAAGATGCTTTTAAAGTTCCTCTTTTGGATGCTGAAGGTAAGATTAACCTCAGCTTAGTGAGCAACTCTGCCACTATCTATGATGCTAGTAATACTGCCGGAAGATTAGCTCTAACAGCTGCTAAGCCTGGCGATTTTTGTGTTCAGAGTGATAATAATTCTATATATTTTTTAAAAGTAGTACCACCGACTCAAGAAAATAGCTGGATAAGATTAAGTACTGTTGAAGATTCTGAACAAGATTTTGATTCTCCTAATTTCACTGGAATACCTACTGCCCCTACGGCATCTATAGGGACAAGTACAACACAAATAGCTACAACTCAATTTGTAAAAAATTTAGCCGGAACAGAAATACCTGAAGGAGATTCAATTTCAGGTCAAACCGGTACCAGTATTAAATTTGCTAGAGAAGATCACTCGCATCCATCTGATACGTCTAGAGCTCCGATCAACAATCCGGCATTTACAGGAACTCCCACAGCGCCTAATCCTGACTATACTGAGAATAACACTAGATTAGCCACCACTAACTTTGTTAAACAACAAAGCATAGATGGATTTACTTTACCTAGAACAAACGTTAATTTAAATAATTTTAGAATTACTTCGCTTGGAACACCTATCAACGAGAGAGACGCCGCCACAAAAGCATATGTAGATGCTCTCCAGAGTGGTTTAACTGTTAGAGAACCGGTTAGAGTAGCAACCACTCCATTAACTGGAAATATCAATTTATCAGGAAGCACAACAAATATTGATGGGGTTGTTTTAAACAACGGTGATCGTGTTTTAGTTAAAAATCAGACAAATCCCGCTCAAAACGGTATTTATAGTGTAAATTTAGGTGGTGTGTGGCAGCGAACAGTAGATGCCGATTCTTCGTTAGAGATGAAGAATGGTGTATATGTGTTTATTTTAGACGGTACAATCAATAAAAACTCGGCTTGGGTATTGGTCACTAGTGGAAATGTTAATTTAAACACTACTCCGCTTAATTTTGTTTATTACACCAATCAGGACGCTAACTTAATTCTAGCTGGTTACGGTTTAATAAAAGAAACAAATACTATATTGGTAGATGCTTCTGTTGTTGCTTCGGTGTCTTTGGTAGCTACAAAACAAGACACTCTCGTAAGCGGCACTAGTATCAAAACTATTAATAATAGTTCTATATTAGGGAGTGGTAATATTACATTAGATAAAGCAGCTATTGGGTTAGGCAATGTTGATAATACTGCTGATTTAAATAAACCAATTTCTACATTTGTACAAGCTGCATTAGATACAAAACAAGACACTCTCGTAAGCGGCACTAATATCAAAACTATTAATAATAGTTCTATATTAGGTTTAGGTAATTTAGACTTAACTCCTAGTTGGTCAAGCATCACAGATAAACCGACAACACTGAGCGGTTATGGGATCACTGATGCTGCACCATTGAGTCATACTACAGATGCTACATTACACTTAACTTCAGCTCAGAACACTTGGTTAGACAGTATCACTGCCACTGCAACAGAAATAAATTATCTATCTGGCGTAACATCTTCTATTCAAACACAATTAAACAATAAACAAGCTACGTTAGGTTACACTGCTGAAAACGCAGCAAATAAAGGAATAGCGAGTGGATATGCTGGATTAGATTCTTCGGGTAAAGTTCCTAGTGCACAATTACCTAGTTATGTTGATGACGTTATTGAATTTAATAATTTAACAGAACTCCAAGCAACTACAGGTGAAACAGGAAAAATTTATATAGTTTTAGACACAAATAAAACTTATCGTTGGAGCGGTTCAACATATATTGAGATATCTCCTTCACCGGGATCAACAGATTCTGTTGCTGAAGGAACTACTAATTTATACTTCACTGCCGCTAGAGCTCAAGCAGCGGTAACATCAGTGACAGGAAATGCAGGAACAGCTACAAAGCTAACAACAGCAAGAAGCATATCTGCTAGCGGAGACGCAACATGGACTGTCAACTTTGATGGAAGTATAAATGTCACGTCTCCATTAACCTTAGCCAACAGCGGAGTAACGGCCGGTACATACAAATCTCTCACAGTAAATGCAAAAGGGTTAGTTACAGGTGGAACAAATCCTACAACATTAAGCGGTTATGGGATTACAGATGCCCAACCTCTAGACGCAGATCTAACAGCTATTGCTGCTTTGACTGGAACAACAGGATTTTTAAAGAAAACTGCAGCTGATACATGGATTCTTGACACTGCTACTTATTTAACTGGAAATCAGTCTATTTCAATTACAGGAGATGCCACAGGCTCAGGCTCAACTAGTATTTCTTTAACTTTAGCTAACAGCGGTGTAACTCAAGGAACTTACAATAACGTAGCTACCGAGGTAAGACCTTTTACAGTAGACACTAAAGGAAGAATTACTGCGATTGGTGCGGCAGTGACAATAGCTCCAGCATGGTCCAGCATAACATCTAAACCAACAACATTAAGTGGTTATGGGATTACTGATGCCGCACCCTCCAGTCACGTTACAGATGCCACGGTACACTTGAGCAGTGCACAAAATACATGGATTGATTCGATTACAGCCACGGCAACAGAAATAAATTACCTATCTGGAGTAACTTCGGCAGTTCAAACTCAATTGAACAGCAAACAAGCTACTCTTGTTAGCGGAAACAATATTAAAACTATTAATGGTAACTCTGTTTTAGGTTCTGGGGATATATCTATAACTACATCTGGAGTTTTAACGGTTAGTCCTAACGTAGGTTTAGCTATTTCAAATGATAATTTAAGTACTATTTATAATACCACTATGTCAGACACCGTTCAAAGCACTGCAGTAGGAGGGGCAGTTGCAGCAGCTGCTTCTGAATGGAAAACTAAAACAATTGTTCAAGTATTAGACGCTATTCTTTTCCCAGATGTACTGCCCACATATACCGTTCCAACAATTACTTTAACTGGAACACAGTCCGGAACTAAAGAAGTTGGTGAATCTATAACTCAAGCTTTGACTCTAGTTGGAAATAAAAATGATGCCGGTGCATTTACTAATTTAAGTTTAAGTGTCACCAATACTGCTTTTGGTGGAGGAGTAAACAGCTCTGCTGTAGGCAGCACAACAACACCAACTACTTTAACTATCACGGCTGTACCTGATCAATTCGGATATTTGAACCCAAATACACCTAATACCAGCTACACATATACTAATAGCCCAACAGTTACAGTGATTTCAGGAACAATGAGCTGGAGCGGAACAGGAAATTATAACGCAGGTTTGGCTAAGAAAAATAACAAAGGCGTTAATGATACTCGTACAGCTGCAGTTAGAACTGCAACGGCACCACAAGCTAGTTCAACTGGGTTCGCATCGGGCAGCGTAACTGTCACAGGCATCTACCCTTATTATTGGGGAGTTTCCAGTACACAACCCACAACGGCAACTATAGCTGCAGCTATTTCAGCTGGAACGGCAAATAGGCAGTTATCTGATTCAACAGGAACTGTTTCCATAACATTTAATGCCACTGGTCAATATGTTTGGTTTGCTCATGCAGGAATTTATACGGCTAAAACAAAATGGTATAATACAGACCTTAACAATGGAGATATTGGTGCGGGTAATTTCATTTTAGCTCCCGAAAATCAAAATATGTCTGCGCAAAATGGAAGATGGACTAATATATCTTTCAAAGTGTATATTAGTGGGGGCGCAACTAATACTAGCGGAGCAATACAATTTAGAAATAGTTAATTATGGCCATTTTATTAAATGACAATTTAGATATTGCGGCTAATAAACCAGTCGACAGTAGATACGGTCCCTACGCTACAACAGCAGCAGCAATTTCTGCAATTCCTAGCTTTAAAAGACATATAGGTTTAACTGTAGGTATTGGTTTGACAAATACAGTTGATTACTGGTTTAAGGCTGGGACGGAAGACTCTGATTTAATTGAGAAAGTCCCCACAGTCAATGTTCCAGTTACCTCTGTAGCAGGCAAAACTGGGGCTGTAACATTAGTAAAAGGTGATGTTGGGCTGAATAATGTTGATAACACTAGTGATGCTGATAAGCCTATTAGTTCTCTGACTCAAACGGCTCTCAATGCTAAACAAGCTACTCTTGTTAGTGGAAATAACATAAAAACAATAAATAATGAGAGTATTTTAGGTGCTGGAAATATAACTATTTCTGCTGGAGGTACTCAAGTAAATGCCGACTGGGCTGAGACAAATACAGGAAGCACGGCATTTATATTAAATAAACCTACATTAGGAACCGCAGCAAGCCAAAATGTAGGAACAGCCGCAGGAAATGTAGTGCAGCTGCAAAATGTTGGTGGTACAGTAAAATTACCGGCTTTAGACGCTAGCCAATTAACAAACCTTCCTGTTAGCGTAGGAACTACAAACCTTAGTTATACTTCGTCGGCCACGGGCGGAACTGTAGTGAGTGATACAGGAAATGATGCTACTTTGCCACTAGCGGACACAACAAATGCAGGACTTATGAGTCCTGCTGATAAGACTAAATTGAATAGTGTGGCCTCTGGAGCAGAAGTAAACGTACAAGCTAACTGGACTGAAACAAATAACACAAGTGATGCTTTTATTTTAAATAAGCCTACAACTTTTCCGCCATCAGCTCACACCCATATAATTAGTGATGTTACAGGTTTAAGCTCAGCTCTAACGGCAAAACAAGACACTCTTTCTAGCGGTACTAATATAAAAACTATAAATGGTACTTCATTACTTGGAGCAGGAGATATTTCAATAGGTTCCGGAGGAACTCAAGTAAACTCTGATTGGGATGCCACTACAGGAGTTGCACAAATTTTAAATAAGCCCACAGCATTTCCTCCTACAGCGCATACACATGATTTTACAGAAATTAGTAGCTGGTATGGTAATGATAACATTGGCGACGATATAGCCTCTTTAGATCAAACTGTATCAGATTTATCCTTCGATTTAGCGGCTAAGGAAGACACTTGGAACTATCCTACACAATTAAATTTGGTTATCACTACACCAGAAGAAACTGTTCTAAGCCAAGTCTCTCGATATGTAGATAGATTTGTTACAAATACAAGCGGGGTTACAAAAATTTTAACTTTGCCAGTTACTAATGTCATAACCAATGGTTTATATAGATTAAGAGTCTTAGATACGTCTACTTCTCCCATTACAATTAGAAGAAGGAATTGGACAACCACTGGAACAGGAGATCAATATACTGTTTTAGCTACGGCCACAGCAGGCCAAAAATTTACTTTTAGAGCAACAAGCACTAATCAAAACAGTTGGGTAGTGGAAAATGTTGATACTCATACGCATTCTTTAAATTCATTAACTCAGAGTGGTGCAACAACAGGACAAGTAATTAAGTGGAATGGAACTAACTGGGCTCCTGGAGATGATACTGGTGGTAGTGGTGGAGTGAGTTTGCTTAATTATACAGCATCTCCCACAGGAGGCAGCCTCACCGCCGACAGTCAAAACGTATCATTAAGTTTAGCTGATACCACAAACGCAGGGCTGATGAGTCCTGCCGATAAAACTAAATTGAATGGTCTTAGTGGTCCATATGCGACCTTAGAAAACGGGAAAGTACCAGAAAGCCAGCTCCCAAGCTATGTTGATGATGTTTTAGAATATGCTACTCAAGGAAATAGACCTAATCCTGGTGAAACAGGAAAAATTTATGTTACTTTAGATGATAATAAGTGTTGGCGTTGGACAGGCTCTACTTACATCGAAATAAGCCCCAGTTCAGGACAGATTTCAGCTGTGGCAGGTTTGCAAGAAGCACTGAATGGAAAGCAAACTACTGTATTTAATCAGGCTACAATTCCTGTTACCGCTAACAATCAAACTTTTCTAGTCTCTTCTTATTATCCAAATAATAACGGTGCGGATTTACGTAGAACTATCACCACAATCGCTTTCGCACAAGCTGTAACAGGTGGAACAACAGTTATAAGATTACCTCAATGGCTAAACACCGGACTTGGAGCTTGGCGTGGAGACCAAGCTTTCTTTAAATTCCAGGTTCCTCCAGGAGTTACACTACAATTCCAATGGCACAACGGAACTAATTGGGTAGAAATGGCTAAATTTTACTTTAGTGGTGCTGAGTATTGGTCAGCTTATCAAGCCACTATAGAAACTGGAACATATGTGATTTGGGAAAGGTTTTCTACCTTGTACGGTGTTAGAGATCTCTTTTCGCCAAGATTAGGTCATTTTCTTTTAGACTCAGAAGTGCAATCGCATACGTTAGAGGCAAATAACGTTTATAGTATATCAACATATTCAATAACTAACTATGGTTTATCTTTGCCTGCTCCCGTGAGACAAGGAGATAGAATCATAGTTAGACACTCTGGGGCAGGGTCAGGAACATTGAATTTTACTACGCAGGCTGCGCAGTTGCTAGCGACATATACCGGAGAAAGACTAGGAGGACAGACAAACAATCCTCAAATAGAATTTTTGTGTACCTTGGTCGGTGAAAATCTTGCTTGGCAAGATGTGACTCCAAACGGAGTCGTTAGATCTGTGGCTGGTAAAACTGGAACCGTTACAATCAATGTGAGCGACCTCACTCAAAGCAGTGCAACAACAGGACAAGTGATTAAATGGAATGGAACTGTTTGGCTTCCCTCTACAGATAGTGGTGTAACTTTACCTGAACCAAAAGTTGTATTGAGAGACATAGATTTAAGTATTCCAGCTCAAACAGTTTATTCATTAGATATGACCACATTTATTCAAGGTACACAACTACCATTGAGTACAGTTCCTTTTGTGGTTGTTCAAGATATCCCAACGGAGCAAGTAGAAAATTTAGACATCTTTTTAGAATGTGTTATTCTAGGTAAAAAGAACAAAGTGTCACAAACAGCTTCGTATGTTGCCCCTAGTCCTTGGGATGTAACAGTCACAGGAGATCCATCACAAGGTGAAACAGTGACAGTTACACAGAACTGGACACATCCTTGGCCGATTAATCACAGATCAAGAACAGGAAAACATAACGTTAAAAATTTAAGTACTGGTGTACATACATTAATAGGTATGGATAGACCTAATCATTTCGCTGTAAATGCTCTTTATGATGTTGTTCCTATTTATAAATTTTTAAACGGCAGATTTATCACTAGAGACGTTAGATATAGAACTGCTTCAGAAAATGGTAGTGGAGAAACTCTACTAACAGAACCATTGTTTACACCATTAACAAGTAAACAAAATAGTTTGACTATAGGTAAAAGGTATCCTTATTCTGCTGCTTTTGCTCCATTGAGAATAGCTTGCAGATATGTAGTTTGGGATCCAGCGAAAGCTGCATTTATCACAGGACCTTTGAGTAAAACTATGAAAATTTGGTATGCTCCGTTTCCATTTAATATCGACCACGTGGCTTCTAGCATGCTAGGATTACCTGTGTGTAAGTTAAATCCAAGTTATCAACAAGCACCATCAATGAAAGTATGGATAGAATAATAAATGAATAAATATAAAAGACAATATCATCGGGTGTTGCTGTTCTGGGGTGACTGGTGCGCTGGTTGCTTTCCTAACTGCTTCCGACCCCGTGAGGGGGTTGAGGCGATCTAGCAGTACCCGATAATGTTGTCATTATAGCTTATAATTATGAGTTCACTTCCTAAATATACAGATGTCGCTAACCTCAGATATGTAGAAAATTCATATACTGTATCTGAAGGCGCACCGACATTTCCAATTCCAACAGTTAATGCCGACAGAAGAATTGTTAATTTAACTATTGAATTTACAACAGGTGAACCTCCATTGGAGATAAGGTTACCTGCAAGATGGGAACCTTATCAAAAGTTAACACTAAATTTATTTGGTAATGAGGTTGCTCCTCCGGCTACTCCAACAGTAAGAGAATTGTCGATACGTAGAAAAAATACAAGCTTTTCTCTAAGTTGGACAGAAATATGTCAAGTTCAAGAATCCGAAGGCCCGAACGCAATAACGCAATTACATTTTAAATCTGGAGAAGACGGTAAGTGGGTACTTGATTATGAATTTGATCCTGCTTCTGCCCAGCTAGATCAAGTCGATACATTGTTGGTTAGCGGGTCTTCTGTAACAGAACTTAACAATACATATACTAAGCTTTTTAAAGCTTATAATGGCAAACCTCAATATACATCTGATGCAGGAACTATTTTTTATGATATTCTAGAGGGATGGACGATTCAAAAGTCAGATCTTACAACAACAATTTCAGGATTAGGTAGTGCCCCCACACAATATCCATGGGAGGCTAATTATCCAGGAAATGTTTATGTAGCTAGACCAGAACTATTTGAAATATCTCAAACTAAAGCTCCTCTTTATCCAGACATAAGAGTTTTTGGTCTAAGCAGCACTTTTGATGGTGTTTATAAGGCTGTAAAAAAAGCTCCCAATGTTTCTAGTCCTATAAATTTTGTATATGCTAAAGAAGGATCGCCATTAATTTATTTATTTCTAGATACCACAGGGTTTTGGATTTTAATGAATGGTGGAAGTTTAGTGACTTCTTCTAGAATAGCAGGGGATTTTCCTTGGGAAGTTTCTTATGGAAATAGTGGAACAATCGTAACACGACTGGATCAAATTTACCCAACGCCTAGCACCTTCCAAATAAGTTCACCTATAACTCATTTGGTGGACGCCAATAGATTAACAGAGATAACTATCAGCAATCTTGCAGGAACATCAAGTCCATCAATTTTTATATTGCCGGGATTTCAAGAAACTGCAGGTATTTTTAAAGGTGGAGCTGTAAATGGAGATATTTTCATAGTTAATCACACACAGTCAGCTTCGAATACCACAGCAGAGATTAAAGCTCCTACATGGACAGGTAGTGGCTATACTGGAACATTAACAACTTTAGCAACATTTAATAGAACAGGTCGATGGATTTTTAGATTTAATGCCGGTCTTTGGAGTATACTAGCCGTTCCGCAACATACACATCTAGTAGGAGATCTAACGCAAAGCGGAGCTACAACAGGTCAAGTAATTAAATGGAATGGAACTGTGTGGGCTCCTGGAGATGACACAGGCGGCTCAGGTAGCGGAATGACTTGGAGCAGCGTTCCTGCTACTCCAACCTCAACAGGAATAGCTGGACAAATGGCCTATGCTGATAATTATCTCTATGTTTGTGTTGCAACCAATGTATGGAAACGTACAATTTTAGCGACATGGTAATTTAAATTAAGTATACTTTTGTTATGCCAAACCAGAATATTACAGTAATAGAACAGCAGGAAAACGGAACATTTAGGGAGTTGGTTATAGGTAAACGTAAGAAGTTTACCCCATCAACAGCCAATAGATGGTACCGCATTGTTGATGTTGTTAGCACCGAAGCTGATAGGCGTGTAATATCCGGAACTTTAAAGATTTATGCTGATCACCCCAATAACAAAAGTAATGCCCTAATCGAGGTAGATTTGGAGCCGTTTAGTCGTGGAACATTAACCCAGACTAGCTACAACAATTCAGGAAACCCACATGTTTCTTATGTGCGTGTAGCTAGAAATCAAGGTGTGGGAAATAACGAACTTGTTATTGATATACTGGTTATACAGGCAGGACAAGAAATTACTCTGGAGAGTACAGGATTACTGTTCCCCGATTTTGAAGATAATCCACAAATTGTAGGCTCCACTCAATGGAATGTGGAAGACAACCGCATGCCTTGGGACAGCCACGTAATGGATAGTCAAAAATATGGAATAGATACTTCGGGTGCACCTGGAGTACCAGCACCAGGACAAACTATAACTGTAGACGCATCCTTCTGGTTTAATCATAAAGATTATGCCACAGTACTTAATACAGACATTTCTCAAACCGCTACTTTAAATCACCTTGACACAAATTCTGATGTATATGTTGAATTTGTTCAGGATGTTGCAGGAATAAAGGCAGGCACTTATGGCGGAACAGTTATAAGTACTCTTGCAGACAACACCACAGCTAGAAATGCTCCCAATAGTGTAACAGGTAAATTTAGAGTCACAGTTAGGTTGAGAGGACTCACTTCCACAACATGGGCTCCATCCGGAACCGCCGGATCCCCAATGCTAGCCTCGTTTCATGTTAATGGTATGTGGATACTTAGAGTTGTCACAGGCGTATTTAACGGATTGCGTCCTGACAACCCGATGAGTAATGATGGAGTTCACCAAGCCAGTATTTTGAGATTAGGTCAAGGGTTGATAACCAATAAAAATATCAACGCTTATCACGGAAATCTACAAGATCCAGGTGCTCCCCTAATTGTTGGTGGTCGTGTGGGCTATTTACACGGATTAGACTTATTGGGCGGAAGCGGCAGATTCACTTCAGCAGCAGACCACTTCCATTTGGGCTTTATTGGGGCAGTAAATTCAGGAGCAGGGTTTAGAACTCCACAACACTATTCACAATATAAATTAGGCTATTTTAGCTGGGACGGTAGACAGCAGTGGCGAAATTGGCAAATGCAAAATGCCAATAACAGTGACGCTAATGAAATTTTCTTGGGCGGCATAAATGAATTATCGTTTGGGCAGGGTGCCGTCTCAGGATCTTCTCCTTATGGTATAGATACGAGCAGAGTAGAGCTGACCGGTACTGGTAATGGCCCAGATAAACCCACAAGTCCTGGACCTCCGAGATGGGATGCCGAAGTAGACTTCTGGTTTAACAACTTTTTCACAGTTTCTAACGGGCAATTTTTAATTGCTAGATTTCCTGTAGGTGTTGCAGGTATAGCTGCTGCGGTATTGAGTGGTACTGCTGTAGGTACGGTTACAGGTCCTCTAACAGCGCCAGATGGAGCTACAGGAAAATGGAAATTAACAATCAGAATACAGGGTTTAAACCCAAATGAATGGTATCCTTTCTTGGCAGATTTCACTACCACAAATAGTAATCGTTGGAGTATTGAGAGTAGCACGCCGCCAATTAATCCTAATAACCAAGTTAGTTTAACTATTCATCCCGATAGACGAGATAAAGTTATAGCGACTTATAACCAGGCACATAACCTAACATTAGGTCAAAACATAATTTTAAACTTATTCAATAAATCTTTTGTTGTAAGTAATCCCGCCAGACTGAATTGCACAGTATCTAAAATAATCAATGCCAACACGATTGAAATATTGATTGGAACTGCCAGAAGATTGGAAACTGCTATGGTTGGAGTCCATGAGTTTAAGGCTCCTGGAGATCACAACATGTCTCTAAATTTGGGAGACACCAGCGATTTCCTTCTACTTATAAATGCTTTTACAGGAGACAACAACATACGAGTAAGCTTTAAGGCTAATATATCAGGTACCACAATGACTGTGACTGAAATGGTGTCCACAGGTTACAATATTGAGCCTGGAATGACCATATTTTATTCAAATAATGCAGATGGTAGTTTTCCAGGTCCGCTAGCTACAGGAATAAAGGTCACCGCTCAAACCAGTGGAACTACTGGTGGTGTGGGAGTATATACTTTAAGTTACACAGGAGGAATCGTTGGCAGTTTTGTTAACGGTGTTACTACACTGTATGCTGGCAGAGTTGTACATAGAGTTAAAATAATAGCGACTTCTGGGTTACCTGAACCACTTGTAGAAAACACAGATTATTATGTAAGGGTAAGTAACCATTATCCACAATTTCATGCATGGTTATATCTAAATGAAGCCGATGCTTATGCAGGTCAAACAGGAACCACAGCTCCTACAGTTAAATTCCCATGGAAACCCACTTACGGAGCTTATTACATGGTTTTTCAGGACGCTCAAAATCTAGAAGCAACTGGATGGGCTGTACATATAGGAAATACCGACGTATTCCATCAACAAACATTTGCAGATGTAGGATGGTATCTACATAGAAATGTTTATCCGAACAACAAAGGTGTAGCTCAAGGTGTCATAACTCAAGGTATCTTCGGCGGATTAAATTCGGTACAATGGTTCAATAAAAATTCATTCATATATGGATTTAATTGCACTAACCAGGCCGATAACACAATTACATTAGGACAAAAACTTACAAATAAAACAGCTGACAGTACCGAGATAGGTTCCACAGATGCCATCAAGTTGAGGCTTAATGGTGATGATATAGTTGTAACCAACGATTCACAAAATTTAAAACTGGCTGAAATTACAAATCAAGATGGACAAGCTAATCAACTGGTTTTATCTACCAATAAGCTATATACAAACTATTTTTACAGTAGTCAAACATTTACTATACCTAGTGGTCCTAGAACATGGGTTAGAATAATTGGATCTGGTACACCAGCCACTACTTGCACAGTTATTCTTCCTAGATTGGAGGTAGATGGAGCAAGAAATGGTGATGAAATATGGCTTAGTTTAGAAGGTTTGACCTCTGGTAGAGCTGTTCTCTTGCAACAATACCAATATACAGGTTCTTCATATACGACCACATTAATAGCTGCTCCATTTGGTGGAGCTACAACACCTTATTCTAGCGATACATTTTTTTGTTTGAGATTGCGCAGTGGACAATGGATTTCAGTTCCTATAACCAGAGAACTTAGTACTGCTCTAGACAATAAAGCTGCTCTAGCTTCACCAACATTCACAGGGACACCTGCAGCTCCTACAGCAGCAGTAGATACAAATACTACACAAATAGCTACTACAGCATTTGTTGTTGCTCAAGCAGGATCTTCTGCGCCACTAGTAAATGGAACTGCTGCTGCTGGAACTAGCTTAAGGTATGCAAGACAAGACCACGTGCATCCTCAGGACAGCGGAAAAGAGAACGCCATAGCTCAAGGAACATCAATTTCACAATTTTGGAGAGCTGATAAAACTTGGCAAGTACCGTCTGGAGCTTTCGGTCCCTTAGTATTAAATAGATTTAGAAATCTGTTATTTACTTCTAGTAATTATGCACCTGGAGCTACAGCCTTTAGTTCCCCAGCTTCTAACGGGTTTTTCACAATGACACCTTTTGGAAATACTTTGGAGGGTTGGACGTTCGGTGCAGGAACCCCAAGGACATTCAATCCACATGTTTTCTTTGGAGCTGGAACAAGTTATAGAATATTTGCTGCCGTTAGGACTACTGGCTGGTTTAATGATGGTTTGCATTGCATGGTTAGAAGTTGGGACGGTGCCACACAAAATACAATACCAGGATTACAAGACTTTGGTGGTGGAACAGCTTCAGGAGACAGAATCATATGGGCTACTTCTGAAAGTATATCATCAACAGATACTTGGTTTAATTATGCTGCTTACTTTGCAGCTTATGGAAATAACAATAACAGTAACGGAGCAACCATACAAGATGTAGTGCTAACGTTCTACAAAGTTACATAATTTATGATTATACAAGAAATAATTCAAAATATACCTAGTGAACTATTTAATGAAGACGGAAATACTCCATTGACTAGAATTTTAATTAGGGATGGGGTAGTGACAGTTCTTCCTTCAGGTTATCTAACTAGAGTTGGTGATGAAGTTTTCGACTATTCTAAAAATAACGGTGTTATAGAACTTATTCCTGTGGATATGTCTAACAGTCCGAAAGAATATGTAACTGCTGAGGAATGGATAAATAGTCAAGGTTATACTCCTACAAGAATAGTTACTTTAATGGACTTAGAAAACAAGTTGAGATTCACCAATAAAACTTCACAAAAAGTCACCGCCGTTAGAGCATGGCTAGATGGTATATTGGCAGCTTATGTTATGGATCCCACACCACACAATAATTGGCCTAATTCACCACACTCATTTGAACAAACTGTCCTAGAAGCGTTCACAGAATTGTCTTCATAATATGTACGATCAGAGACTTTTAAGAAAACTCGCAGAATATTTTGTTGCAGAAGAAGATGTTTCTCCGACGAAACTATTATACCGTGATGAAGAATTGACTATTTACACCGGAGGAATTGATATGTTTCCAGGAGACAAAGTAGTGCAATATCGCAGAACTAAGGGAGATGTCAGTATAGATATTTTAAACGAGATACCACCAGCTGTAAAATATTCTGGTGAAGAATGGTTAGAAAAAAACGGATATAATTCTATGCGATTATATATTTTATTTGATTTAGAAAATCAATTAATCTCTGCTGGAAAATTTTCTGAAAAGTTAAGTTTGGTCAGAAATTGGGTAAGAATGATTATTAGTGAAGCTGTTTTACTGTTGAGTTTTAAAGATGATTGGAATCCTCCGCCATACACCTTTGAAGAAACAGCCAAAGATGCCATTAACTCTCTAGGTTCATAGCTATGAATTATTACTCTATTAAAATAGCAAATAGAGAATATTTATTGAGGGATACAGCTATTGGGGCAGAGATATCTACAGAGGCTGGTTGGTTAAAACCAGAGCAGTTTATAAATTATCTTATCTCTAACGAGAAAATGACTATACTTATAGATTTGGCAGAGATAGGTTTAGACAGGTTGGTGTCTGGGGCATGAAATACTATATATTAGCTTTTTTGGTCTGGCTAGTTATTTTTAAGTATTTTAATTAAATAACTAATATTTGAGTTTTCTTATCTATTATGATAACTTAGGGCTATGAAAACTATGCCCATAATTTTAATTTTTACTCTGTTAAACACAGGCTGTGCTTTTTTAAAAAACGATAAAAAAGATGTTCCTCCTTCTGTAACTACGGCTACTGTAGTAAAATCTTTAGAAGAAACCAAAACTGAGCTGGGGTTGGCCGGAGAATCTAATGCCGCAGTCGCTAAGAAAATAGACACTGCTCTTACCCTTGCTGAACGACTTGAAAAACTTCTGGAACAAATTGAAGCTGAGCAACCTAAACAATAATTTTATGAAAACTTTAATTACTCTTTTAACATCTTTATTTTTAGTTAATGCAAGTTATGGGCAATTTTGGAAACCTAAACCCAAAGCTACACCAGTCCCCGTGGCGAAAGCTGAAGCTACTCAATCTCCTATGAACAATTTACAGGAAGCACGCAAAATTATTCGTGAGCTTAATTTGGAATTGGAGGAGGCTAAAACTGAAAACACTAAATTAAAAGCTAATTTAGAAAACGCTACTAAATCTCTAGACACAGCTCAGAAGAATACTCTCACTGTACAACGCAATGCCGACATTTTGAGAGATTGGGGTATTGCTAAACAAAATGAATCGTTTGAATGGATGGATAAGCACAAAAAGACCTTGTCTAAGTATCACAAATTAAAGTATGTTGCTTCTATAGTTGGGGGAATCTTTGGATTGATATTTGGTGTATGGTTAATGCGTTTTGTTCCGCCTATTTATGCCATGTATGCTTTTGCTCTTCCTATAGCTACAACCTTAATTTCTTCAGGTTGGGTTTGGCTGTTTTTTTAATTAACAAGATATTTTTTAAGTTTTTTAATTTAATTATTTTTTTAGATGTCTGTTCCCGCAATAACTACAAATACACTGTACGGTTTTAAATTCGCTGGCGGATTGGGCGGATTAAATACCTTTAGGGGCATAAACATAGCAGATGCCACTTTTTCAGTGGTTAGTGTTAGTGATCCATTATTACAAATCACTAATTTTGCTGTCTCAGGCACAGAGAATGCGTCAAATGGAACACCGATCACTACAGTTAGTTGTACTGTAATATGGGGTACAACTAGCAATAGCAACACGAGTTCTGGCACAGCTTCCTGCGTCATTAGAGCAACTAGACCAGGGAATATTTTTAGAGATTTTACCTTTAACGTCGAATTTGCCGGTAAAACAGGCGCTCCTACAACAATAACGGCAAGCAACAAAACTTGCCAAACATCAGGAAGCTTTACATTAAATGCCTCAGATCTTTTTAGTATGAGTGGTAGGGACGGTGTTTTAACTCCCTCGCAAACAAATATTAATAACTCCGTAAGGACGGGTAGAACTTCATGGACGGTATGGCCCAGCGCTGCCTCCATCACTGCCACAATGTTTACGGTTTCGTCTAATGGTTCGAGTGCTTTCCAAACCTCAAATTCGTTAAATGTGACATTTTCAGGTACCGCAACAACAACCACAGTAAGTGGAAGTTTATCCACTACTTTTGGTCATGGAGTGCTTTACGAAATACCGTATAGTGGTAGGGCACCTTCAACCTTAGATCTTTCGAATCTGCCAGCAGGGTTAAGTGTTTTAAAGCTAGGTTTTAGATATTTTATAGCTGGTAGCCCAACAGCAGCAGGAACATTCACAGCCACAGCCACAGGAAGTGGAAACACTGGATCAGTATCTATAACCGTAACTGCAGTTTCTCCAATAATAGAAGACACATCTTCGAGTATAACCATCACTAGAGGAATGTTTTTAAACTATCCAGTTAGATTACCTTCAAGTTATAGCTTACCTGTTTCTTGGTCGGTTACTAGCGGCACACTTCCAGCAGGTATCACATTAAACAGCACCACAGGAGTTCTATCAGGAACAACAACATCTTCAATACCTTCTGTAGTTATAACAATAACTGCTGCGGGTGGAGGAGGAACTACCACTAAAACGTATAATTTGATACTGAAAGACATTGAATATGCTTCATGTTTACATTTTAATCAACCAGATGAAAATATTGCGTACGACGCAGCTACAGGAACATCTAGATTACTTTTTAATGACTCAAAATTAATTAAACTTCCAGATAGCTATAAAAACAGAGATCTTACTCCTCCTGTAAGCAATACTGAAAGTATTTTTTTTCATAACGCTAACGTTAATAACTATTATCCGTTTTTTATAGAAATATATGAAAATTCTTTAGGGGAATTATTGTTTGAAGAAAAAGATTTTTTGGTTGAGGTTTTTATTAATTTAACAGATTTTCCGACAAGCGACTATGGAAGCGAATATCCAATTTATAGTTCGGGTGCTGATGGGTTTAACGCATTTAAAATATCGTTAAATAAAGATCAACTTTATTGTGTTATAAATAACAATACAAAAATATCTTATTATCACGGATTTGAATTAAACAAGTGGTACCACATAAATGTAGAACGTAGAAATGGAGAGTTATCGCTATATATAGACGGTAATAAAACAACCTCTGTTGAAAGCACAGAAAACATCTATAACCAAAAAAAGTTTATTTTAGGTGCGGATGTTGCTGGTGTTTATGATAGAAGAAAAAATTATTTAAGATATTTTCAACAGCATGTAAACGGATTTAATGGGCATTTAAAAGCATTTAGAATTATAACAGGCTCTGGGCTTGAGTATTTGGAGAGAGAAGGTATTGCTTTTTATCCAAACGATTATTTGCCAAATATTCCAGGAGAAGTTCCTTCAGTTAGAAATCATAGTGCTATTGTTTTTACCGAAGGTATGAGTAGTTCTACTACAATAGACGAAATGGACACAACTGTTCCGGGAGTCAGTAACCAGATTTTTGTAGAGGGAGCCGGTCTAAGTTCTTTAAATGGTTGGTATACGCAAGTAGGCTTCCAACAAAGCAGACCTCTATATCGTAAAAATGATAGCGAAGCTTCTATAGGGCATAATGCGGGAGTTTGGTATATTTCAGTTATAAGCACATTTTCTGGCGGAGTAACATACACATCAACCTCCAACTCGATTACAGTTCCTATAAGTGGCTGGACTAGTCAAAGCACATCTAATAACCCTGTCCCTTCAGTTAGTAATACAAGACAAAGATGGAGAGATGTAAATATAGGAAAACCAGGAAACACATATAAAGCTGCATGGGTGCAGTTTCCTTTTGGCGATGTCCCCACCATGACAGCAAATCGTGTATGTGTAGAAGGCTGGTTTAGAATAAGACCCGGACAAAATTGGAATAATGATAGCGCGGGAAGTCATGCGGCTATATTACAACATTATGGTACACCCGGAAGCACTACGTATAACACTCCTTGGGATATTTGGGTAGACGATAGTGGAACTTTAAGAATCGTTGACGGTAGCGGTAATTTTAGATTCAGTGATTTTAAAGTACCTTATCATAGATGGTTTCACCTTTCTTTAACAATACCTTTTGGTTTAGGAGCCACAAATCAAGCAGCTTATTTGCATATAGACGGAAAGTTTAAAGAACAAATAAATAATTGGTCTATGGGTGGTTGGACGCCTGGGGACAACACAAAAGCCTTGAGGCTGTGTGGAGATGGTTCAGCTGCTAGAGAATATGTTGATGTTTATGATTATCGTTTAAGTTTTGGTACTACAGCTAACCGATATTCAACACAAGATTATTCATCCCATTTAAATAGGTTATCTACCACACCCGCTGCAGATACTTACTTTTTAGTAACCTCAGAAAGTAATGGTTTGCTTAATAACGACTTTAGATTTATTTGGAGAAAAAATATTGGTGGAGTGACTTCTCAGGGAAATTTAATTGCCACAGATTACGAAAATATTGTTCAAGTAGGACCAAATTCATGGGAAACAAACTCAGGAGTTAGACCGGGTTCAACTCCTGTTTTTAATAGTACATCTGCTGTAACAACTACAAGTGTAACTGATGTTTCAGCTGTGCGTTTTAGATTTACTACCCCCAGAATGGTGGGCGGGACTCCGTGGGGACCCAACCCAGCTATATTAGATTCTAGCCGGCATAACAGGTATAACAAAAAATTATTTACAACTTACCCTGTGTTGTTTTCCAATGAAGTAACTAAATTTGGTAGAGGCGCATTATTATGTTCAAAGGCTAACAGTGGAGTTTCTTGGTCGTACGACGCGACATCAAATCAAAATTTAAATTCTGATTTTACTTTAGAATTTTGGTATAACTGTTTTTCTCCATCACTACATCCAGACTTTGATTGGACTCCTCCGTTAACAGCGTGGGAACAAACTATGATTGATTTAGGTGGTTCGATCAAAATTACAAGCAGTCCTTATTTTGAAGGATTAACCACAACTAGTAGTGAAATTTATTCAGACCCAGGGAATCAAGTTTATATACATCAACTTAAGGTTTATATCGGAAATAATAACAATTTTACAACTGGTGTAAATGGCGAGGTCATTAATGCAGTAAATTATAACACTTGGAATCATTTTGCTTTAGTGAAAGCTGGGGAATATTATACGGTTTATCATCAAGGTATACCTGTTAGAACATGGCGAATCACGCAATTGTTAACTCCTTCGGGTAATTTTACTGTGGGAGGAAATTTAATAGATAGTAATTTTTTAGGATTGATAGATGATTTTAGATTAACAAAAAATCCTCAAGTTTATAATATGACGGGTGCAGACGGTAGCTTCGCACTACCTACAGCACAACAACCACCATATCTAGTGCCCGAAGTACAAGATAGTCAAATTTATGTAAATGCTTTTCAAGACTTTGCAGTTTTCCCAAAAATAATTAAAAATTACGATCAACCTGGAACAACCTTTTATTTTACAGACGATATTTTAGATGAAGAAGAGGATTATTCGTATTATTTTGAAAATTTAGGAATTGATGGTACGACTGGTGAATTGTATGGGCAATTAAACACCATTGCAGAAAATCGTCCTTACAGAATACGTTATCATATCGATTTACCTTCGGGACAAGCAACTAGTACAATTCTTAGCTTTTTTTCGACTTCTTCTTTTAATTTATCTCAAGGACCTGCTTTACCTTTCACAGAGCAAATTTTAACAGATAAAGCTGTTTTATACATTCCTAGCACAGGTAGATTTTTAATAAATGCTCAGGGTAAGTTATATTTGTATGATCCAACTACAAACAGTTTAGAGCAAAAAGTATATTCTGCCTTTGGACGTAACGCTAGCGGTCTGCTTGGAATATCTGGATCAGCATTATCAATAGATAATCCTCAAGATTACGAGTGGGCAGCTAGTTGGTCTCATGTATATATAAGAGTTAGAAGATCTGATCAAATCGACTACAGTGTACCAAATTCACTACAATCTAATTTATACTCATTAAGCCTATCCGGAAATTTTAATGATGATTTAAGCAACACCTCAATAAAAACAATAACAAATTTTAGTGGTTATAATTTAGGAAATATAAGTCCCACTAATCCAACAACCGTTTATTATACGGCTATGGCTGGTTCAGTTGAAACTGTTTACAGCCTTTCAACCAACGCAACTAATATAATTTCAACCGCTACAACAATAGAGCCTCACTCACGCCCTTTTAATATTTTTACAAGCTGTCCCTCGTTTAAACGAAGCAGTCATGCTTTTTCAGGACTTAATTTCACTTTTGGCGAAAACGCTTCAGATTTTAGATGGTTTTTTGGAGGGTTTAGTTCTACAAATCCGAGATATATATATGAATTACTAACGGAACAAAAAGAAGTTAGCTATTTAAATAATAATTTTGAATATTGGCATCATTTAACCTCCCTGTTCCAAACTTCAAATCCCGATTATTACACTCATTTAAATTCTTACGGTGGAACTTATTTTATATTATTTGAAAATAAAAGTTTTGCTAGTGACAATAATAATTTTAGCATATTTGGCCCAAATATGGCCGATAGCGATATTGAAATAAAATGCTCTCTTCCTAGAAAAAATCCTACAGATAACACATCCCCTTTTTACCGGCCATTGAGTCTTGCAATTACAAAAAAAGAAGATCCTAATCTTCAACTTCCATCAGAAAAATATATTTTAACTATTTTAGCTAACGATCCTACAAGTCAAAATATTTCAGTTCTTTCAACTGAATTTACCACCTCCATGGTAAATATTATGAAGCCTGTGAGTGGACCTTGGGCGTCAAGCCCAGAAGTAAATATGGCTTCTGATGGAAGCGCTACTATAGCCTATATTGACAAGGGTTTAACTGGTTTTACTTATGTCAGCAATAACTCTGGAGGTAAATGGAGAGCCGTTCCTATTGCTGGAGGTAGCGCTTCTTATTATTCCATGGCATATGGAAATAACTTATTTATGTATGTTAGATGGATGGGTAATAGTACTCCGATTATTTATACGACATCTAATTTTTCAACTTTTCAAAACAAAAATTTTATTTCAACAGGAAACGACTTACCTGCAGGAGCTTTTATAAACAACATAGCTTTTGGTCAAGGTAAATGGGTTTTAACCACAAATGTAGCAGGTTTAAATTATGTATCTACAAATAACGGAGATTCTTGGACCAGAATTTCAAATTTAAATTCTCAAACCATACAGTTTAAAGGTGTAAAATTTGTAAATAATATTTGGTTTTTATTTAGACCCGAAAGCAATACGTCTGGCTCTTATGTTTGTCACGCATCTACAGACGCGACTACATGGGTTGAAATACATAGCTATCCTCCTGGAGACCCCGACAATGGAAGACAGCAAGCGCCTTACCGAGACGTAGTTTACCATAATGGAAATTATATTTTTTACGCAACACAAGGCGCATATAAAATAACTTCAAATATATGGAGCACTTCAGGTTGGTCATTTCTAGCGTTTAACTCGACAGACCAAACTTCTGTATGGTCTAGTCAGATGGTTTCGGTTGGGGCAGAATTAATATCATTTCAGCTAGCAGCTTTTCCAAATAGTTACAGCGTCAACACATTTAATTATTTTGTATCTACAAATAATGGATCCAGTTGGATAAGAAAAACAACAACTCACGCAATTAATATCCCGATAGGTGGAGCAATTTTAGGTCCAGCTGGAGATACTATTGTTTCTGTACAGATAAATAGAGGCACTGCGAGTGTTTATCAAGGTAGAACATATGTCCCCCCGAACAATATTTTGCCTATAAAACACGTAAAAGATTTGCCTCTTTCTGGAGCCGTTTCTAGTTTTAATGAAGCTTATCCAAACACACCAACAAGAGGTTTTTATGGTATTTCTCCAAGAGCAATTAATAATTATGAGGCTTTTATTTTTACAAATGAACGAGGACCACAAATTTTAAAGTATATTCCTGGAGGTAAAAATGTAATTAGCAGCATTTCATCTAATTATTTTAAGAATAAAAATTTTAATAATGACAAATTTTTGATATACGACAGTGTAGCTTTTCCAAAAAATGTAGAATTTTCTTCAACCGAACATAATCCTGTACATACAACCGGTAAATTTAGAAAGGGGTTATTACTTCAGCAGCACAAGCTCACCATAAAAGGAACTGCTTCAAATACTTCAATAGATATACCTAATCGAGAATACTATGTTTCTGATATTTTTTATAATAACCCGTTTAGTTTTGAAGCCTGGTTTTATATAGATAATGATATTGATCCTTGGGGAGGAAGATTGTTTTATGTAGACCAGGGTGAGGGAACTATGGAACATTGCGCGATTGATCTAATGTTAGAATATCCGGGAGTTTTACAATTAAAAATAATAGTTAATCAAGCATATGCTGTTGGAAATTGGAATGCTTATACAACTATATTTAACGAGCTTTATTTTCAATCAAACGTCAATAAGAAATGGACGCATGTGGCACTTTCTAGAGCCTCTGACGGGTATTTTAATGTTTATATAAATGGTACAAAACCATATGTTGGCCGCATTGGAGCAGAAGCACACAATACTTTAAATGGTAGTTTTAATACACCTTTAGACATTTCTGTATGTGATAATTTGAAAGCTAGGGTAAGCGATATTCAAATAACCAAAGGTGAGTCTATCTGGACAAAACCAGGAACACAACAATCTAGCGGGTATACAGCGAATATGTTGACTCCAGCTTATGGCGGCCCACTCAGAGGAAATTTTTTATTACACAATAGAAATGAGGTTTTTTCTACCGCAAGCATAAATAGATTTTTTTATCCGAGCGGAGATCCTTTTGATGAAAACTGGAAATTTATTGTAGATGCTCTGGATGGAGATGCTCCTTCACAATACCAACAGTATTCTATTTTAGATCAATTTATAGGAACTGCTTCATCGTATACTTTAAATCTTAAGAAAACTAGATTTAACTTTAAACTTGTCGACAAAACGCCAAGAGCTGGAGACATTACTACAAATTTTAATCCGTTTATTTTAATCGACGGCTCTGGAACCGGAAGCGCTCTACCTGAAAATACAATATATTTTCCATTTAACGAAGCTGTGGGAGTATCTACTTTTACTTTTGGAGGAATGTCTCTCACACAAACAACTAGCACACCTTTTTATACCGATCCTCAACCAAATCTCGCTATTGGTACTATAGGCGGTTGGAATGGTGTGCATTTTAACAATGGTTGGGTAAAACACCTGGTTTTATCAAATCAAAAAAATATACTTTCTTTTGGAACCGGCGATTTCACTGTTTCATTTTGGGCATATTCTACGCAAGCTCCTCAATATGTTAGATTTTTAAGTGCCCAATTAACTCAAGGCTGGCAAGTCGAATTAGGAGCAAGCTTTGGGACTATTAAATTTGGAAGTTATTTATTAGGAGAGCTTCAGGTGCAACATACACTGCCCGTAAATCAATGGGCGCATATAGCTTTTACTAGAACTAATGGCATATTCAGGGCTTTCGTAAACGGTCAGCAGAGAAATATCTCAGTTAGTGGATCGGGTATTGTAGCAAACGTCAACGATAACTCAAATTATAGTGATTCAAGTGGTACAACTAATAAAAATTTAACTATAGGAGCTTTTGATGGATTTCCATTTCATGGCTATATTAGAGATCTTTTTATATCGAAAGGGACGTCGTTATATCAAACAAATTTCACTCCTCCAAATGGGGTAATAGTTGATGGGTTATTGGTAGAAAATCAAACCGTTCCTTCAAGCTCAACAGCCGTAACAGCTATAAGTAAAAGTTATCAGAAAGGAAGCATATTTACTCTACCTGTAACTATAGGTAACAATGTAAATCCGCACATAATTTTACATGATTCTAGTGGGCGATATTACGATAATTTTAGATACATAAGAACTGGCAACAATTCAGGAAAAATAGTTGGATATGTTGACCCTGCGGATATTGGAAAAAATATAGAATTAAGAATTGGGTATAAACGCTACAATTATATTAAACAAGCATCTAATCCAAACATAATAGGAGCCGAAAAAGGAACTCCTACAACCACCAATTCTGGAACTTTAAGCTTATCTTTGGCTTTTACTTTAAACATCGCCCCTCCACAACTAGGATATCTCGAATATTCTATGGGTACGTTTGTAGAAATTTACGCCAATATGGAAGGAGAAGTTTGTGATTGGGGATTAGAGCTATATGCCTATGATCTACCTCCCGGATTAGAATGGGAAGGTATTGAGGGCGATTGCGGAAATCTAACATCTTTAAGAATATTTGGAACACCCACGACAGCTGGCAATTATGAGCCTAGATTAGTGGCAGTTGATACAGATTATCAAGAAATAGAAGATTCGTTTGAAATATTTATAGATCCAGGATTTTCATTAGGTGACATCGCGCCAGTCACAGCTAATCAAAATCAACAATTTTCAATAGATGTACCTCTACAAACAAGTAATCCAAATTTACCAATAACAGCGACTTTATCTGGTTTCCCTGCAGGAAGTTTTAGCTATAATGGAACTACTAAGAAAATAACAGGCAGTGCCACTGTTTTCGGTACATTCAATCCCACTATAACTTTAACGGCTTACGGAAATTCGTTATCAGAAACATTCAGCCTTACAATCGTAGAATTTTTCCAAATAATTACACCTCAAAACATTACTTTAGCTAAAGCTGCCCTCATGACTCCTATAGAATTCCGATATATAGGATCACCAACACAAGTAAACACGATAACCTCCACTGCTTTACCACCAGGATTAGTTTTAGTTAACGAAGGAGATCGGCAATTTATAGAAGGAACTCCAACAGAAGTCGATCAATGGGATGGCACTACGGTAACAATAACTATAACTACGTTCAGTGGGCTTGTTAGAACTACATCATTTAACATAAAAGTTGCAGTCAGCATAACACTAGATGTCAATGGTTCTAATTTAAATTATTTATTAGGTACTACTTTGCCTGCACTTGTACTAGAAACATCTGGACCAACCCCATGCACAAACGTCTCTATACCAGATCTAAATGATTTACCTGACGGTATAACTTACAACGAATCCACAAGAACGCTCTCTGGAACATTTTTAGAGATGACCGAAGATTCTTATTATTATGGCCAGAGAGTGGATGTACGTTTGTGGAACGATGGTGATTACATTACTGCGTATTTTTATTTTAAGGTAACTTTGGGTTTAACTCTAGAAGAAATAGAAAATAAAACTTATAATATAGGTACGGATATAACACCTATACCTATAGTAATTTCTGGCAATTTTAATTGGACAAATATTTCAGTGACAGGCTTGGAGGGTAGTGGACTTTATTGGGATGAACCCAATGGTGTACCCACTATATTGGGTGTAGCAGAATCCTCCGGCATCCACCAAGTCGTAATTAGAGTTTATGTTTATTCTAGTTATGTAGAACTAACTTTTCGTATCACGATAATAGATGCTATTGATTTTACAATGCCGGTAAATCCTGTTTTTCCTAGATTTATAACGATAACTCCTCTAGTTATCTCGATAAGTGGAAATATTACAAGTTTAATTTTTGCAAATCTTCCACCTGGCCTATCTTTTAATACAAGCAATACGAGTATCCAAGGTACTCCTACTCAAACAGGAACCTACAATGTTACAGCTACAGCATATAACTCGAGCGGAACAGTTTTGACTAAGTCGGAAGAGTTTGTAGTGGTGGAAGGAACTCAAGATTTTTATGTCGTTCCAAATCAAACTTTTGTGGCTCAGGGTAGATGGATGCCTGGGTTAATGGCAGCTGTCAACGATCCAAGCATTTTAAGCGGTTGGGTAACTCCACCAAACTCAGGAACCTATAGATTGCCGACTGGAATTACTCAAGATCCTGTTACCGGTATAATAAGAGGATTGGCTACAGAACAAGGAAACGGTCAATTTTATTTAACGGCTATAGTTGAAGGAGATGAGTTTTCTGCTTTAGCTAATTGGATAGTAATATTTAGAAAAATAGAACTAGCCGATATCACAATTAATGTTGTTAGAGGTAGATCTGCAAGTGTTCAACTGACTTATACTCAAGATGTCCCTACACGTTGGGTATTAAATAGTCCTTTACCTGCAGGATTAAGTATGACCACAGCTGTTACAATGGATATGGACACAGGAGCAATTTCCGGTGGGCTAATTACAGGTATTACTACTGTACCCAATGGAACATACTCGGTTATTATAACAGCTGAGCATGAACTAGTTCCCGCTTTTTCTACTACTAAGACCTACACCATAAACGTAGGGTTAAACTTTATAGAGCTCCCCAGTTTTCTAGATTTAACTGCAGAAGTCAATTTACCGTTTTCTGCAGATATTCCTTTGGAAGGCGAGATTCCAGCTACGTGGGAAATTAGTGAAGGTAACGCAGGACCATTCTCTATTACTTCGTTAGGCGAAATTGTAGGTACTCCATTAACAACCGGTTCTTTTTCTTTTACTGTTTTAGCTAGATTACAAAATATAGTATCTAACGAATGCGAAATAACTATAGATGTATACTCAGATGATGATGGTGGTGGTGGTGGAACGGGAGCACCCAATATATCCAGTTCTACAATTCGAGCAAATACAAATGTAGCTTTTACATACGATATAATAAACACAGGCGGACCTATAAATAATTTTACCTATCCTAATCAAGGTCCTCCCACAGGTGTTTCGACGGTGCGAGTCAATTCAAATACTTTAAGAGTGTCTGGAACTCTATCTGTTGCAGGTTCGTACAGTTTCGATGTGTCGGTAGCGAATGATGTGGGTTTTGATACTGCAACTATAACAATAATTGTTTCAGACGGTAGACCGATTATACCGGCGAATCAGGCATTTACTTTTATTAAGGGTACGACTTTAACAGGTACTGATAGATTGAATGTTTTGGGTGATGCTCCAACCAACATAGCATTTGCTACTCTACCTACAGGAATACTTTTTAACACCACAAGCTATGCATTTACCGGTACAGCTCCTACCACAACAGGCGAAACTACTCATAATGTCACAGCCTCAAATTCTTCAGGTTCCACAGGCGCAATACCTGTTAAGTTTATCATTAAAGATTCTCCTATAACCATAACGGCAAATCAAGTGTTTGAATTACAGGAAAGTAGTGGGAGCTTTAGTAGAAATATAGAAACTACAGGCGGTACACCAACTGGCGGAACATTAGAATTCGCTCCATCAGGGATACAGTTACTTTTTAACCCTGCAAGATTTTCCGGGACTACACCGGCAGCAGGAACTTACAACATGAGAGTTACCCTAACCAATTTTGGAAATACTGCAACTGAATTTATTAGATTAACGGTCTCATCAACGCTCCCAGTAATAACAGCAAATCAAACTTTTGCAGGAAGTGTTGGAAGTTTTGCAGACTTTTCGGTTGCGTTTACCGGAGGAACACCTACTAGCTGGGGATTGACTACACCTACACAAGTTCCTAGCGGTTTAGTTTTTTCTTTATCTTCTGGAAAATTTACAGGTACTCCTTTAACTGCAGGTACATTCACGATAGCTATTTTTGCTCAAAATTCTGCAGGTACATCTGCAACAGTAAACATTACCATAAATATAAACCAATCTGTAATAAAACCAGAAATACCTACTGGACAAAAATTTGATCTAGTGGCAGGGCAGCAAGTAAGTAACGTTTTTGTTCAAACTACCGGCGGAACACCAACAACATGGTCGGCCACAGGATTACCACAAGGACTATCTATTTCAACAACCACAGGACAAATATCTGGAACTTTAAATGCTGCAGCTACTACCACAACAAGCAATATAACAGCTTCTAATAGCGCAGGCAGCAGTACTCAATCTGTGGAATTCAGGATAACACAACCTGCTGTAGCTCCTGTGATAACAGCAGGTCAAACATTTACATTTATATTAAATGAAACTATTACAACAGATTCTATAGTACTTTTTACAGGTACAGGAGTTACATTAACAAGTCAAAACTTACCTGGTGGTGTTAGTATGGATGTAAATACTGGAAGGCTACAAGGTAGACCTTTAACGTCTGGAGTATTTAATGCAACAATAACCGCAAGAAATTCTGCAGGCACAGATACCAAAACTGTAACTATAACAGTTACTTCTCCCACCACTCAAATACCTGTTTTAGCACAAGATCTCAGCCCGATACAATTAGTTAGAAACGTCAATATGACTCCGTATAATTTTATAAATTCTGGAGGAATAGCCACAACATGGACAGCTTCCAATTTACCACAAGGTTTATCCTTTAATTTTAGTACAGGAACAATTTCTGGAAGACCTACTGTAGTGGAAAATAAAACTGTGACTGTTACAGCCACGAATTCTTCTGGAACGGCCACTACGACCTTAGCCATCAATGTTGTTTCTTCTGTTGCGGCACCAGTTATAAATAATCAAACTATAAATGCTTTTAAAGGGGCACATTTTAGTTTTCAACTTGAAGCCACGGGCACCATCACTAATTGGCTCGTTGACAGCATTCCGAACAATTCTTTACCTCAAGGAATTTCTCTAAGTGCAGTGATAGGAACTATATCCGGAATACCTGCAAATACAGGTACATTTACCACAACCGTAAAAGTAGAAAACGAGTCTGGGAATGATACAGCTGTGATAACTATCATCGTAGCCAGCTCGGCTCTAGTACCTGTTATAACACCAAATCAAACGTTTATAGGGAGAAAGGGAGTTAACTTTAATTATACTATAGGATTTTCAAATAGTGGAGGAACTCCTACAAGTTGGAGACTGGCTACAGCGCAAACTTTATTACATCCAGGGATAACGCTAGACGGAAGGAACGGTTATTTATCAGGCATTCCCACAACCGCAGGAAACACATCCACACAGATAGTAGCCTCAAATTCTGCTGGGGATAGTGCTCCTGTAACAGTTAATTTTCAAATCACAGAAAGTATAAACGCCCCCAATATAACACAAGGACAAATATTCAGAGCTACATTAAACGCATCATTTTCTAGAAATATTGCATTTTCTGGTAATGTGACAGAATGGAGAATAGTTTTAGGTGAATTACCTGCCGGTTTAATACTGAACGGCTCCACTGGAGCTATTTCAGGTACACCCACAGTATATAGCGGTAGTAGAACCATTCGTATTTTTGCTGGAAATCAAGATGGAAGTGATGAAGAAAACATAACTGTAGCTGTAGATGAACCTGCCATAGTTGTGAGTCCTGGGCAAAACTTTAACGGTTATGCGCTAGATCCATTTACTGCCACAGTACGCACGCAAGGAAATCCAGTATCTTGGCAATTAACTAACCTTCCCGCCACTCTCAGTTTAACTATAGGTAATACTGGCATAATCTCAGGAACACCTGAAATAGCGGGAGAGTATACAGCTGTAGTTACCGCTACTGGTGTAAGTGGTATTTCTGGAAGTGCCAGTATAAAAATTAATATTTTATCTAAAGTACCTGTTATTACTCCTAACCAAGTTATAAATTTATCGACAGCTAATTTTATAAGTTATAGTATAGCTTTTTCATCTATTGGCGGAGTTCCTCCTACCCAATGGTCAGCGTTGACTCCGTTGCCGCAAGGTTTAACTTTAAATGCCTCCAGAGGAACAATAAGCGGAACACCAACGCAAGCCACCACCGTTACGGGAGTAGATTGTGATATAAAAGTTGAAAATGCTTACGGAGCCAGCAGCGAAAAAATAAAAATAATTATAGCTGCAATTACAAACTTACTTAAAATTAATCCTGAGCAAACTGTGTTAGTTACTGCAGGTACTTCTTTTGAATTTACTCCTACTTATGTCGGCGTACCTACTCGTTGGTATGTTTTAGATATGCCAGCAGGATTAAGTATAAATGCCACAACAGGCAAGATATCTGGAACATTGAGCACGGTGGGTACATATAGGGTTTGTATTTACTGTGAAAACAACAGATTTGATGCTTCGGCATTTATAAATATCGTAGTAAATTGAGGTTAAATTGACTTTTTTAATTATTTTTTATATTATTTATATATGGATCAAATAATTTCAAAAAGTACCGAAATTACAGCAATATCTAAAAATGCTCAGGATATGGAAGATATCCAAAATTCTCATATAGAAGATCTTAAAGCTAAAATTAATTCTCTGGAATTAGAGCTTCGCGATATTCGAGATATGGCTCGAGATACTCTGCACATAGCTATTGGGGTGGATGGAAAAAATGGTTTACGTGCAGCAATCACGGAATTGTCTGGAACAGTAGATAAAATTAAAGAAGATTTTCTTTTCTTGAGAGAAACTGCACATAATTACAAAGAATTAAAAGCTATGATTGGTAAATTTTTACTTAGCGGAGTATTAGCTTTTGTGTTTCAGCTTGGAGGAATTATTTGGTTTTTTTCTAAAGAACATGCAGGTCAACAACAAATAACTCAACAAGTTCAAGAAGTATTCGTTAAATTAAAGAATATAGATGAGAATATAAAAACTTTACAAACTGCTGATTTAGAAAATATGTATGAGAAGAAATATTCTAAACCTCAACAACCATGATTTCAGCTATAAAAAATGCTTTTATTGATGCCACTAAGTTTTTGAAAAGTGGTCCTGGAACAGCTCCATCAAACACTCCAGCAGAATACATATACGAAATGGAATATAAAAATCATTTTCGTTCTAGAAAATTTTTTATAACCATGTCGGCTATTTTAATAATAGCTCTTTTTTATGCTTTTAGCGTATTTATTCTTTTTTTCTTGCCTGAGAATGCAGAAATAACAACCGGTTATGTAACTATTTTTTCTAAAACTATAGAAGTTTTGGCTGTTGTTATAGCTGCTTATGTAGGATTTCAAGCTGTCGTAGACTTAAAATATGGTAGTTCTTCTAACAGCAGCCTTTCAAGCCATACAGAAAAAACTATATCTGAAGAAAAAAGAATAGAAGAAGCTACCACCAAGTATGAGCAAATTTATAGAAACGATAAATCTTACGCTCCTCTAGATTGGGTAGAAAGTTTTGAGACTAACAATGAAACCGATTAAAAAAGGATCCAAAGGAGCCAACGTCAGAAAATGGCAAGCATTTTTAATGATGAACGGTTATCAAATTGATTTAGCTGATGGCAACTTTGGCAGTAGTACAGATAAAGCTACACGAGAATTTCAAAAAAAGAACAATTTAAAAGTTGACGGTGTAGTAGGTATTAAAACTTGGAAATTTTTACCTAAAAATTTTATACCTATTTTACCTGCATTAAAGGTAAACAAAAACATGCAAAAAGAAGAAGCTAAAATTTTAAGAGTAACCAATGATTGGCCTAAACAAAATTATGCTACAATGACAGCTTTTTATGGAGGTCCTGGTGAAAATCAAACACAATTATCATTACCTTATGCTATGGTTTTAGCTTGGGATACGGGAACAGCGGTCAAAAAAATAACTTGTAATAAAAAGTGTCAAGAATCTCTTTATAACATATTTGAAAAAACTTTAAAGGTTTATGGTATTGAAGATATTAAAAAACTTAAATTAAATCTTTTTGGTGGGTGTTTAAATGTTCGTAAAATGCGTGGCGGATCCTCGTGGTCTATACATTCTTGGGGAGCAGCAATAGATCTGGATCCTAACAATAACCAATTAAAATGGGGTAAAGATCGCGCTACTTTTGCTAAAAAAGAATATTTAGACTTTTGGAAAATTGTTGAGAATGAAGGTTGGATTAGCTTAGGTAGAGCTAAAAATTATGATTGGATGCACTTTCAAGCAGCTAAACTCTAAGTTTTTTTCCAATCTTCGTCATCTTCATCTTCGTCTTCTGTGGGATGTTCAGCTTGTTCTTCTAATTTTAGGGCCTGATTACGCAAGTGATCTTGCATAGCGTCAGTTTGCGCGTCTACAAAGTTAATAAGAGCTAATCTTATGGTAGGATTGTCGTAGCTCTCAAAAGACTCTATTTCTCCGCGTTCGTTAACTACAGCCAGGTAATAACCACGAGTGAACTCCCCCAACTGGTTGAGGAAATGCTTAGGCAATTTAAAACCGTCACCACGTTGCATATTAGTTGTTAATAATATAGCATACCTGATAGCTAAAAAAAAGGAAAACCGGTTAGGGTTTTCCTTTTTTATCAAAGAGAATAAAACAATTTGAAGTTTTCTTGATCTGCTGGAGCCAATAAAACGTTTTCGTCTACACAAAGATTATTGGTATAAATAAATGTTTGATGTGTGGAAACGTAGTCGAACACATATTTGTAGTTAAATGGGGAGTAACTTATTTTATCTGAAAATGGAATTTTTAGACTTTCAAATACATTATCATCATTGCTCCAACCTTGTTTTATGCATAACCTATGCAATTTAAACTTAACTCTTTTCGGTAAATTAAATGGCGTCAATACGACTCCATCGATATTGCTAAAAACATCAGTTATCTTAGAAAAATTAAATTTAACAAAATCAAATATTCCAAGAATTGGAAAATTGATTTGTGTGGGTGTTAAATTATTTTTATTTAATTCATTATTATAATCATTTCCGTGCAGAGACAGCTTTGGCACCTATTTTATTTGGTTTAATTGTTTTAGTTTTTATCTGTTTTTGCTTAGCTATAAGCTTACGTTCTCTTCTGATGTCTCTCAAATCTATTTCTTCTTGAGAGAAGTATTTTAATAATGCTCCTAATAGAATTGCTCCACTGCAACCAGCAGTAAATAAACTAAACCCAAGTAAATAACCTGAATTTGTGGTTAAAGCCTGAATCAAGCTGCCTAAGAATATTATAATGAACAGAGTTTGAGTTATTTTTTCTTTCATAAAATGATGGGGGGAGAGGAATTCCTCTCCCCCGATAGAGTTATGCCCATTTACCTAGAACACACATATGCTCTAGTTTAGAACTGTGATTGTAATGACAAGGATGAAGACCTGCCATCCAGTTTTCAATTGTGTTATTCTTCCTATTTATCTTTATAGACATAACATGGTATTCCTCCATGCCAGGCTGCGTAGATAAAACAGGTTTAGCTTCTTCACAGCAAATCTCCAAGTCTTGGCGATTAGGTAAAAAAGGTTTTTTAGTTTCTCTTAAGTTAAATTTAACTTTCCCATCAAAATAAAATTGTCTAGGAATGTCTTTTAACTTAATGTTGCTAACAGAAACAACATAATTGGTAGGAACTTTCACTCTGAGTAATTTTACGTATTTTTTATCAGAGCCATAATAGAAATTCTCTACCCGAATAGCTGATGAATCAATTAAGGTAAAGAGTTCTTCCAAACTTTCTAAGCTGTTTACTTGTTCGAATTTAGCATTAGCTAAATCGATTATTTTTGCTATGAAAGCACCTGGACGTAACATGAAAGGATTCAACAGATGCTTCATAGCCATTTTTTTGGAGAAAGCGTTGTCCAATCTTTCAATGTGTTGTTTTGTCTCGTGGAGCATTTCAACCAAATTAAAGTGAGTTGGGGACTCTTTTATAGATTTATTGGTTGTTGCTCTGCCCTCCTGTTCTTTAGGATAGTCTAATTTGAGACGGTTGATAAAATTTCCTACCAATTCGTCGGTCTTTTTTTCTACTAAGGTTTTAACGATTTCTTCTTTTGTGACAGGAGCTTGCGCCACCACTGCCACAACTTCTGAAACTGGTGTTTCCTTGTTTTCTTGTTTCTTTTCAGCTGCTAGTACAGCTTGTTCAACTTCTATTGGGATGTGCATTTATTTTTTTTCTTTTAAGTTACACTCAAACTATTGCGTTATCATACTACTGAATAGTAAAATAAACAGCACGACATAACTCTATGTCATTTTATTATACCAATAACATTAGTAAGAATAATTAGGGGGGTTACTCTTCCCAATGAGCAGGAAATTCAATACTTAAATAATTTTTTAAAGGCTCGATGACAAAACCCATGTCAGCGCCATTATTAGATTTACAAAAAATACCTCCCACCCCAGCATAGATATCAGCTTCATACACTACAAAAGGATCTATGGCTACAAAACAAAATAGTAAGTCTGCTCCGAAATTATACTTTGCATCAATGTAGCTGGCATATACACCAGTTTTCTCAAACTTCTCAAAATTCCATAGATGCCCTAGTCTTATTTCTTTTTCTGGGGATACAAAAAATATTCTGTTTTTTAGATCTCCAGGCAAGTCTCCGTTGAGACTATTTAGATCAAAGGAAATATTGTTATTTGTAAGTAAGGAATTATTAATCACCTGATCCAGTATTTTCCTGGTTAGGCGAAAGTGTTTCCTTAGGGTCATTGCTACTTTTTGTTGACTCGTATTCATGTTTTAATTTTTCTAGTTCTATGTGCAGAATAGCCATAGATAATCTGGAATATCTTATAAACTTGTAAGCTAGATCTAGCCGTATAAACAGCAGGACGTTTATTAGTACAGACAAGAGTAAAACAAAAGATATTAGATAGATGTAATATTCTTCTAGCATATTAAAAATCTACTCCCAGAGACGTCATGGTATTTACTTTGCTTGTATTTCTAAAAACGTCGTGGTCTAGAAACACTTTACCGCCAATATATATTAAATATTTTTTATCGGGTGTCTCGTGTAAATTTTGGCGGTACTTTAATTCTATTGTTTTTCTGAGCGTTTCTTGAGGTGAAGAAACCCTACGACTATAATCTATATTTCCACCAACACTGAAGTTCTCTGATGCGCAGCCCACGATAAACATAGGACTAAAGATCAGCATAAGATTTAGGAGTAACTTTTTCATTTTCAATTACTCCGTAATGTAACTCAGTGTCGAGGTTCCAGCAAGCTACTTTTTTATTGGGGGTTGTGATCTTATATGGCTCGGCTATGGTGGTATGCCCCACTATCTGATTCCCTATCTCAGCCGAGGGCTCCATCTCAAAACGCCAATCTAGCCAAAGAACTCCACCCACAGGCTGCATACCGTAACGTACACGGCCCACAGCAGAAATAAGATAATTATACATATAACCCATATTTCTGTAGTTGAGCCAAACATCAGGCAAGATAGTATCCACCACCTCATCTATGGTTTTACCGTATGGGAGTATGTCTGGGATGAACCCCGCGTGCGACAGGACCCATCCTTGAGCTTTGTGAGCCATTTTAAAGTGCTGATGGAAGAATGGATCACGCATACCCTCATCCCAAAACACACGTCGGAATTTTTTACATTTGCTTTGTGTGTATCCAGAGCAATAGTATTCATTCTTTTGAACGTGTCGCTTGGTAGACTCACCGTTGTTGTTGAAGATATAATTCATGTCGTGGTTTCCCACTAGGAATGTGAATGTGTGTCTTCTAGGATGGTCCAGTATTAGACTGCGGAGATAATAGCAAGTTTCCTCGAATGATGCTACCATGGGAGGTTCATGAAACGAGTCTAACCAGTCACCCAAGAAAACTACCTCATCATAGTCTTCTTTCTCCAACACCTTTTCTACATTATGTATTCTTTGATGTATGTCAGGTACAACCAACGTTTTCATTTCTGAATATCTCCAAGAATTTTTGTCTTCCAAAGGCAAATCCATCAATACACATTTTAACTATATCGCTGGACAACTCATGAAAGGGACGACGGTAATTTGTTATATGTAAAGTATACAGGTCATCTCTTTCTATGCGACCGTAAACGTCATGAACTGGTATGATGGCTGGAACAGTAGTCCAATCATTGTTTATCTTAACATGTCGTTTTCCCTTAGTGGATTTGTATCTGTGCGATACATTTATGTCGGCTTCAAACCATTGGCGGTTCACTAATACAGGATTAATCCAAATCATTAACTCCGTTCCATTATTATAATTTTCCTCAGGCCAATACCAGCCTTCTAGAATATCCTCGGCAGGACACATTCTTTTAGTGTGGCCTTTAAGGTTCCAGTAAACTTTTGCATTAATTATATTATTATTGTTGTGCATCTTTTTCCCAAAGTTTGTGTGCTTTTGCGATAGGTATGTACCTAAATCCAAAGAAGAGCCTTTGCATGGTTCTAATAAGAATATTAGGTCTTCTCTTTATAGCTACAGCAAAATCTTGATGATTACCTGTGGGTAAAAATAAGTATTTAGGCTGCAGATCCTCTAATCTTAATTTATAGAGGTCTAGTAATTCTTCTCGTGTCATTTGTAAACTTCACTATACGTTAAATTGGTTAATGCTAACTGTAGCTGACACTTGGAGCGGAATGCCGGAATCGAACCGGCATTACCTCTTTGGAAGAGAGGAGTTTTACCATTAAACTAATCCCGCAGTGTTTTATTTATTTTTCTTTATGGCTTCATCACGAAGCTCACGGAAGCGTCGGTATTCCTCAGGTCTAACGATAGCGCTAAGCTCCTCGTCATTGATTTTAACTACGCTACGATCCCATGAACTTATCACTTGTCTACCGATATGTACAGTGTCATTTTCACGCCAAACATGTCGTGAATATTTAACTGCTAGACATTGATCATTATATACTTTTTGCACCACACCACAGCGAAGGTGAGTCATGATGGGATACATAATGTAGTCTCCTACGGCTACAGGTTGCTTTTTTAAATCCAGGAATTGTTGTTGATTTTCTTCCATAATCTTTAAGTTAAGGTTGCATCGTCAAAGTCGATTAGGACCAACCGTCCGTCGACATATCCAACATTTTGCTCGGTATCTATATCCATACCACACCAACCCATAGAAACGCAAATTCTTTGTATTTCACGAACATCTTCTCTCTTACCTGGGCGATCTGTATCGGCATGGCGTGTTACATATCCCCATTTAAACCCCTTCCTCACAATGAAGTAAGCTTCGGGTGCCAAACCTATACTGTGGGACGCCTTCTGCCTCAAGAAAGCATCTTCACAAAGCTTGCGGCGTTTATAGAACTTAACACCGTATCTTGGGGTGAGCTGGACGTAGGCAAATACACTGGCACCGCCAGGATAATCGTTACGTCGACTTATTTTTAATCGCTTAATCTTCGTCTTCAATTGTTTCTTTATATTCTGCGTCATTATAAGGTATCCATTTAATATAGCTTTGTAATTTAAATGCCTCAATAATTATATTTATTGGGCAAGTATACCATTCGCCAGTTATTTTATAGGGCAGCAATACTTTTTTAATAGCTTTTTCTATTTTGTACTTATCTTCAACTTGAATAGCAAAAAGTATTTTTAATTTTTCAGGATTTGATACTTGAAGGGCGCTGCGTCTGTTTGTAGGATTTTTACTGGCTCCTAATTTATATCTTTTACTATCATCTTCTATAATATAAACGTAGCCATAATTTTTTTGTTTCTGTTGCCGAAGTATTTTATTTAAACAAGATTGAACATCTTTATTATTTTCGGCAAAAATTGTTTGTTTTGTTTTTAAAAGTTTGGATAAACTATCCATTTATTTTAGATTTGGGATGGCTGGGACTCGAACCCAGAACCAACGCCTTAAAAGGGCGCTG